CCAAACTTCCAATCGCCATACACTGTATACGCTGTTGATCCGGCCAACGTCATCGCGTTTGTCCGCGTGGACATATCGATGGTGCCGAAATATGCAATCGGCGAATCAAGCGTAACCGTAGCCGACGTATTCAGCCCCGTGTTCTCGACGACAGCCGTGTCTTGAGCAAGCGGGAAGTTGTCGGTTGATGCTGCACCACCAGACGATGCTGCCCAGTTGTTAGCAGACCAGTTACCGCCCGCAGCAGTGACCCAATAAACAGATTTGGGTGTAGACCTTGTAATCCCTCTAATGCCTCTCAAATCACCGATCCGAGTACCAGAGATCGGTGCAGCAGTGCCGATAACGTAGATGTCTCGAAAATCTGCGTCTGTCAGACTCGGAGTAGCGTTGACGGTGAGAGTTTGAGCGATGCCCGGATTGACACCACGGAACCAGACACGGCGGTTGCCTGCTGTGCCTGTAGTAGAAAGAGTGCCATTGATGGTTTGGCGGGCTTGAAACGTAACTTGACGAATACCAGCAGTGTTTGGAGCGGTAATGCTTAAATTATTAAATGTATTAATTGCTTCAAACGAATGAGTCCCAACAGGTGTTGCTGTAAAAGAAACATTATAAAATGTCACGCCTTGTGAAGTTGCGGGACCGCCTGTAAATGTTGCGCCAGTCGATGAACATACTATTGTAGATGTTCCAGCATTAAAAGTTAAGTTTGTATTTGTTGCAAAATTAATTGGCGAGGCACCACTCAACGTCACCGTAGACGATCCAAGATTTATCGTGCGGGTGTTGCTGTTGCTGGAGGATAGTTGAGTTGCAGTGACGTTGAAGTTGTTGGTGGTGAAGGTTCCTTGGGTAAGGGTAAGCGCAGTTGTAACTGTTAGCGCATCGCTCAAAGACAATGTTGTGCCTAAAGTTGTAATTTGAACAAGTGATGAAAGAGTTTTTCCGTTGCTGGTTAAAGTCTGCGTTACGCCGCCTGTAAACTGAAGCGTTCCGGTATGCGTCCATGTCATTCCGGTTGCAACAACAACATTACCAAAAGTGTTTACCGGAGAAGTTCCTGCAAATGTTCCAGTAAAACCTGTGAATGTAAGGTTCTTGCAATTTGCCGCCGCTGAAACAGTACAAGTTACCGCACCAGAAGCGCCATCAAAGAACACATCATCCGCACTAGTAGGCACAGCCGCGCCACCAGCACCGCCAGACGTAGTTGCCCACTTGGTACCGGCAGTACCATCCCAGTTGGCAGTTCCACCGACCCAAAAACGATCTGCGATTTTAGCTCTCCTTAAATCTCAGTGCCTTGGGGCCATGTGTATCTAACTTTACATGGCAAGGCCGACAAACAGTTCTTCCATTATCTACGTCATACCGTAGATCAGGAAACGCGCACCACGGTTTAATATGATCTGCTTCTAAATAGCCACCTTGGATGCTACAAAGCTGACAGGTCCAATTATCTCTTGCAAATACAGCGTTTCGCCAGTCTCTATACGGGTACTGCGCCATCGCTGTTTTACGCTCTGATCTTAAACCACCGCGCCAATTTGGATGCTCTGGGCCATAACGATAGTTTTGTCTTTGAAATTCTGAGAGCTTTTTACGGGTCTCGTCTGAATGCCTCCGCTTTTCCGGCGGCACTAGGTCAGGATGTCCTGTCGTAAATAAACCTTTCAGCTCTCTCCCGGCAAAGAAACACGCCTTGCTGCAAAACTTTTTGCGTCCTTTAGCAGCCCACGGTTGCACATCAAACACCTTAGCGCAATGTTTGCAGGTTAAGGGCACCCAAGGCTTTGCAGCAGGCATTTCTTACACCTTGTAGTACCAGATGCCTTCAACTTCTACGAGCTTCGCCCCGGCAGGGGGTACACCCTCTAGCTTCTGGTACACCTCTCCGGCAATCTCTTTGGTGGTATCCGGCTGCTCAACCGGAGGCGCAGTCACAACAGCAATCCAGTTGTCCCGGCGCTGTTCCTTCATGGCCTGGATCTCTGCTTCCGTGAACGTGTGATCGTCCGGGAGGTGCAGAGCGTCAGCGAATTTGCCGTGGGGGGTGTCGAATTGAAAGTCGATCTTCATGGTTTTTGACCTTTACACGGCAACTTTTGTTGCCAAAAACCTTCGAGCCTTGGGACGAACAATAGCAGAGACAATATCCTCGCCATTGGACATCCGTTGATGCACCGCAGCTAATGTGATGCCGTAGTGATCGCACCAATCAGACAGGCATTTTGTTTTGCCATTGATTGAAAGAAGGATCGTGTTTCGCTTGTTTCTCGATTGAATCGCCCTCGAAGTCCAGCGAACATTGCCAGGCTCGTAGTTGCCATCGTTGTTGATTCGATCAAGCGTGTCTTTTGGGCTAGGCGGCTCTCCGACATCCTGGGCAAAGTTTTCAAACACTAGCCAATGTGGGGCAACAACAATTCCACGACCCCCATAGTTTGGATAGGCCGGATTGTTTGGGTTGCTGCATCGAGCTTTCATGTTGCACCAAATGTTGTACACCCGACTGTGACGCTTACCGTGGCGACGATTCGAGAATCCAGAACGCGCCAAACAACCACATGATCTCGTTCTGCCGATCCTGACCGCGCTTGCGAGCTTCACACACTCCTTGCCGCAGTCACACACCAGTCGCCACAACTTCTGACCGTGCTTGTTCGGACCCGCCTCGTCGATGAACTGCAATTGACCGTAGCGTTGCATAGTGACCTCCTGTTGAAAGCCACCATGCTATCAGAATCTATGCTACTAATGCAATGCTTATGCAATCCGGATTATCGCGTTGCTGGCATCGGCAGTCGGGAAGATGATAGTGAACGTCCCGGCCGTCGAAGTCTTCGACCCGCCAAAGTCCAAAATACAGACCGAAGGGTCGCCCGCTGCTGAGTCGTTGTAGATCATCGCGCCAAAGGCCGTGATCGTCGCACTGGTGAACGACAAGTCCGCAAAGTCCGTGAACGCAGTCGTACTAGAGCTCGTCGGCGTCACATTGGTCAGCGCTCCGCCGCCCGCAGAGTACGTTCCAGACGCCCCCACCTCGTTGGTCACCGTGTAGGCCGTAGTCGCCGCCGTAAACGAAGCGCTGTTGTCGTAGAGCGCCAGCTTGAACGTGTTGCCCGTGCTGGCCGTGAAGTTGTGCACTGCCCTCATCAGCTCAACCTTGAAGCTGGTGCACATAAAATTGCCGGTGAATGCCATGTTAGTCCTCCAAAATTGAGCGCAAATCCGCATGTCCGGCTTGGACCAGCCTATTTGCAATGGTTGCACGGTCCTGCTGGACCGTTTCCTTCAGATAGAACAGGACAACCTGCTTGACCTGCTCCTTGAATGCACGCGCCTGCGCCTGCACCGCCGGATGCGACTGGTCTCCGACAAACACGATCTTGTCAGCGGCCCGCTGCGCGAGCTCCTCAGGCGTCCAGCCTCGCTCGGCAGTGGTGGCGACCTGTACACCACCCACCAAAATAGGGGATTGAACAGAAATCATGGTCCGGGTGACTCCGATTTGACAGGGATACGAATCATGCCGTCGCGATACTCATCACGACGACGACGGCCTTGCTGCTCAATGCCCAGCCCTTGGAGCGCCTCTTTGTAGGCACCCTTGAAGTAGTTCAACATATCCCCCGGGCCCTTCGTGTAACTGTACGCCTGAACCAAGCACGCATACAACAGCGCCTCCGGCGCATTCAGGCTGATCCATGTCGTCGGATTCGCGGAGGACAACTGCACCGGGCGATAGATGTACCCCAGCTCGACGACGTATCCGGAGTTCGGAGTCGGAGCCACGTAAAACGTGTCCTGATCCCAGACCGAATAGTACTTTGGAACGCCTGTAGCAGATCCGTCCGGCCAGAACTCCTTCATGAAAGAGGTGTCCCGGAAGTCCAAGAAAATTTGATCCCCCGAAACCGTGATCATCATGTACCGATGCGTCAGGATGCCCGACGGCGCGGCCAAGAACTTATTCCCGGAGGTCAGATTGCCCGCAACCTCAACCTTGAAAACATCCAGATCGATCTCGCGAAGGATCTGATTCTCCGCCATCGTGATGAACGTGTTGATCACCGATGCAGTGAAGACGTTGCTCCCCACCTCGGTGTAGTTGCGAATGTTCGTGACGAGCTCGTCGTAGGTCATGATGTGCTCACTGTGACAGATCCAACGACGCCCTGAGCAATCAAGGCTTGTCCCTCGACATAGGGCCGCATGTCATTCGTCCCGCGCGCGCTGCCAAAACTCTGGAAGGCGGTAAAGCCGGGCGCTCCAACAAACACCGACACAGGCTCAATGCGATCGGGCCGAGGATCACGCAGCGCGATCGCGTCCCCGCGATATCTTAGCGGCTCAAGCTGCGGTTCCTTGGGCTCGTAATCATCCGGGCAGACCATGTAGCCCTGCCAGTTCTTGCGCAGGGTGTTGTACGGATACCGCTGCCCACAGTAATCACAAAGGGCTAGTGAGTACTTTCCGGTCGCGTATGCCACGTCATATCCCTAGATCCGGAACAAACTGCACACTGGCAGTGTCACGATCCTCAAGGGCAGCTCGCTGGAAGTCCTCATCGTAGATGGCCTTCAAGGCCTGCGTCCGCTCAGGCGCAAACTTCAGAGACAGGTAGTAGGCCAGCCCGGACGCCAGACACGGCAGGAAACGGAAGTTGATATCCGTCGTGTTGGTGTAGTCCCCCGCATCCTGAATGCGCCGGATCCGGTAGTACACGAACGTGTACGTCTGATCCGCTGCCGGATAGAAAAACACCTTCGGCGTGTTAGCGCGCTGCACATAGAACTGTGCAGGACGGGCCTGCGAGGTCTTGTCCGGGACGTTCAACCAGTCTTCCCGACTGATCCGCTCGATGTAGACGTCCGTATTGATGCCTTGGCTGTTCTGACGGATGATGGCTTCGAGCACGTTGACCGTATCCGAGGCCAATGTGATCTCATTGTTCCCCTGAGTCAGCGTATAGGTCGCTTGCTCAATCGTCCAAAGGTTCAACCCGCGATTGGCCCAGTCCAAGAAAAGCAAGTTGAGCGAGCGGCGCGCCGTGTTGAGCTGATAGCCGCTCTGCGGGCGCATCCCGCAACGCTCAAATGCCTCTTCAACAAGGTCATCAATCGAGAGGTCAAACGTGGTGGTGCCGGAAGTAGTCATTTGCTGTACAGGTTATTAAATGTTGCTTGCGCATCCATGTACGAGTCGTCCTGCTCCGCACAATGTGTCCACTGACTCGGCCTGAAGTCGGGGGCCCCTTCTCCTGTCTGCCAAAACGCAGGGCTTGTGACCCGAACGCGATTGTTTGGCAGCGCCACAATATTCCCTGTCCACTTGCCCGCATCGGTCAAGATTAGTACATGACTTTGCTTGTGCTGTGCAGGGCAATCAGCTACCTCGCTCTCCGAGTAGTCCACAGTAAACAGATACCTGCCAGTGTGAAACTCGCCGTCAATCTTGCACAGCCATGGACTGGGGCTGGTTCTCGCAAACTTCACCACAGTGTGGTGGTGTGAAGGACAGTCCCAAGGCTGTGCCAAGTGCGTAGGCATACGCTCTGGCCACTCCTCCAATGGTATGTCCCCCACCAGCGCTGTGATAGGCATACGCGCCCACATTGCTCCCCCATGCACGTTTTCGGAGTCATCTACCAAGCTTTCACACCCGGTAAATACGATCTGAAAACTCAAGCAACGATCCGGCATGGCATTTACCGCAATGACATTTGCGTGCAAATACTCGCCATGGTACTTCTGGTGCATGTGGGTAAACTCGCGTCTAACCCAGCACTTGAAGTACGGAATGTTGCTGATGAGGTAAGCCATTATTTTGCGCGCTTACCTCCCGCCATCATGCCTTTGGACATTTTCTTGACAGCGCCGCCCGCCATCATGCCTTTGGACATTTTCTTGACAGCGCCGCCCGCAGCGTAGCCTTTGGACATCATGCCGCCGCCCATCATGCCAATGGGCTTGCCCATGGCCATGCGCTTGTGCTGATTGACCGCACCACCCGCCGCCATCATGACCGGGCCGGTCTTCTGGCTGGTCTCAGACACCACCTTGTTTTTCGGACCACTGCCCACGGCCCCACCGCCACGCGTCGCGCAGCCCATTCCACGTCCAGCCATGATTATTTCCCCTTCTTCATAACGGAACCACCCTTCTTCATGCCGTGCGAGGCCCCGGGCATCATGCTGCCGTCAGGCATCTTGTGCATGGCACGACCCTTCGCATCGGCCGTCTTGGTCTTCATGGCACGACCCATTTTGTCGGCCATGCCGCCCTTCTTCATCTTGCCCACACCATCGGCGGCAAAAGACGGCACCATCTTACCGCCTTTCTTCACCATTTTCATCTGCGCTTTCATCTCGTTACCCTGCCTTTCGCATTTCGTCCAGTTTGGCTTCCAGACGGTTAAACCGCTGGTCTACGTGGTTGACGATCCTGTCAAAGCGGTCGTCAACCTCTTTCCGAGTGACATGCTCACGGGCCATCTCTTCGCGAGTCTTGTTCAAGAGGGTCCCAAAACGGCCGAGCTCGTCAAATTTGCCTTTCAAGAAGACTCCCATCACCCCGACTAGGGCTGTGAGGATGATGTTCCAGATCATCATTTCCATTTAAGTGCCTCAACAGTTCCACGCCTTGAGCGACAGCGCCTTGCGGGTCGGTCGTCCCTTCGCATCTTTCATCGGACCGGACATCCCCGACATTCTGGCGCAAAACGACTTCCGGCGCTTGGAATCCTTCTCAGTCTTGGGGTTCGGAGCAGGAGGCTTTAGCCCCGGCTTGCCCGGATTGGCAGCGTTGTAGCTGGCGCGGCCTTTGGCGTTCAACCCACCCTTCGGGTTCTTCCCTTCCTTGCGAGTCCACGCAGGCGTCTTAGCCATGATTACCTCTTCTGCTCTTTAAGTTCTGCCGCAAGGGTTTCGGTTTTCTCTTTGCTGCCTGCACTCGATCCAAGGAAAAAGTTGATGATGGTCGCTACCACTGTACCCAACAGGAAGCCAAGAATAGTGTCGGCGAACCGCACATTGCTCTCTTGAATGGTTCCAAAGGTGATGAAGAAGATGTAGGTCACCGCAGTAATCGACCAAAAGGTCGCCAGATACATCACAAACCGCTTGGCAAACTTGTCGTCCTGACCCAGCGCAGCAACCTGCATTGCCCGAGCGTCAGCCGTGTTCTTGTTGGCTTGCTCGATCTTGAACTCTTCGTGCTTCTGAGCCGCTTCGCGCAGAGCTTTGACTTCCTCTGCGTTCATGTCAGGCTTGAGCTCCAGCCCGGTCTTCTCCTGCACGTAGTCCAGACCCTTGTCCACCACCGCTTGCGCGACCTTTGGCAGGTTGTTCTGGATCAGGGAAGAAACGATTCCCGCGATTAGAGGTGCCATCAGTTGCTCACTAGGTCAAAGTTAAGGTTCTTGTGCCGTGGATAGGTGACCGTTCTATCCCCCTCTGGACACTTGTACTTGATGGTTGCCAACAGTGTACCTTTACCCGGAGCCATTTCAGACTTAACTGAAAGCGTGTACGTAAACGTATCAACCTCCGGACCAGCGGGACCAGAGAACTTCGGGTTTGACGATGTAGCTTCATGCACCACACCCTTCCCATCCCTGATCGCTGGCACAAATGACTCAACCGAACAGTCATCCCGTTTCTTGATCCGGGCAACAGTCACAACAACCGGCTCACCAATCTTGGTGGGCTTAACTTCAAAGTGCTCTGGCACCCACTGAATGATTGCGTTGTCAATCAACCCAAACTTATCAAATAGCGTGTATCCACCACCAAGGGCAGCAATACTTGCTGCTACAGCGCCTATGGCTTTGTGGAAGTCCACAATTTACGCTTCCAGCAGCGTCGCCACTCGACGCGCCCAGCCCCGAGAAAATGACGGCCAGCCAGACATCGAGGTCATTGCCGTCAGGCGTTTTGCAAGCATCCTGCGGAGCGTTGCATCATGGTTTAACTCGTGGATCGCTGCAAGGGTCTTAGGACCAAGTACCCCGTCGGGTGTTGCACCCACCGCTTGTTGCAGCCAACGGATCGCGGTCGCCGGACCGCTGTTTACACCAGCATCAAAGACGGCATAACGAATGAGGGCAGGCAGCTCGTCGGCACGGACCGAGTCCCAGTACAAGGCTCGGTAAAACGGATCGACATCCGTGCGGGTCAGAGCCCGCATCTCATCGTGCGTCACTTTCCGACCGATATACTCTTCCCAAGCCCTTTGCGTGACCCCAAGGTTGGTGCATCCGGGACGCCCGTCAGGAAGCTGGTTTCCCGGGTCAGCCGGATCATTCGTGAACCCTCCCTCCAGTTCAAGGAGGTGGGTAAGGACCGTATTCCATTCCACACCGTTCTCCCATGCCTCGGTAAAACTCGTACTGACGCGTATGGCCAGAAGAAACTGGCCATACGCCTTGGACGACTTTTACGCGGGCGCTCCGCCCTCAAACAAAAGCGTCACACTGGTGATCTCAGCCGAGCTCAGATCAATGTAAATGCCACTCTCGAAGAGGATGCCCATGTCAGGGATGATCAGGTCCTGAGACCCAATCGCGGCTGGGGACGACAACGTCAACTTGGCCGTTCCACCACTCGTACTCCCATCCTTGAGAGTGATCGTGGCAGACGTGGCCGTGTGCGTGAAGTACACCCCCAGCAAACGCGTGCGGCCGGAGACCGCTGCCGCAGCAGCAGTTTTCCGTACCGACTGGATGTTGCTGAAGCTCATGACGGCCTCCTATTAACGGGTGGCCGCTGCGAACAGGTAGTCAATACGAGTGCGGCGCGTACCCGTCGCGCTGCCAGACAACGACATGGCCCCAACCGTCAGCTCGGTCGCCGGGATGTTGGTCGTGTGGGTTGCTACCAGCCTGTGCTCGATATAAAACTCCACAGCCCCAGTGCCAATCACCCGGATGGCCAAGGTCACGTACGTGTCGTCCACCAAGTCCACACCCGAATCCGTTGAGGTCTCAGTGCCACCGGCCTCGGTCTTGCACAGGATCGACGCATTACCGTCGTCCACCTCGAAGCAAATCCGGTCAGCAGCCGTCAACATGGCCTCGGGGTTGGTGGCAAAATTAACCGTGAACCCAGCACAGATGTCCGTCTGGTCCGCGTCATTGCATTGCAGCCGCGTCTCAAACCAAATCGACTTGTCCGCCGCCGGCAGGAAAATCTCATTGCCTTGCACCGACGCACCGTCATCATCCGTTGTCGCAGTCGAAGTCAGATCCAGCACTCCACCAACTACGTCCGCACCAATTCCGGCAGAGGCTCCGGAATCTTTGACCACGGTCCACGCGTTCGTGGAGTCCAACGCCACGTTCGTGAAGTCGTCAAAGAGCTCAAAGACGTCTAGGTTAACCGCAATGGGCAGGTCCTCGCCCCAAGCACCGGTGATCTGGCCCTTGCCCGAGTACAGTACCGGGCCGGAGAAATGCGTATTCGCCATTTGAAACCTCTCATGCGAGTAATGGTGCGCCTGTCTGCATGACGTCAGCCGGGTCTGTCAGACGCACCGGGATGTTCCCGGGATGAAAGGGTTTTAGCATAAAAAAAAGAGGGGCACAAGGCCCCTCTTTGACCAACCTGTCGAGATTACGCAGCGCCCGGCGAACCGAAGATGCCACGCGGATCGCTGAAGCCGAAACTGTAGCGTTCGCGAGCCTTGTAGCGGACGTTGCCGGTATCGAAGTCGCCCTCGAAACCCGTCTTGATCGCTACGCGGGAGAACATCTTCATGCCGTTGGGCGCGTCGGTCTTGAGGAACCAAGCGTCCGGGTCGGTCAGGAAGTGGTTGACGGTGTAGCCTTGCGGCACCATGCCCATGTTCCGGATCGCGTTGATGTCGTTGTCCGCCGTCCCAACACGAAGCGTGGACTTCATGATGCGGTCAGCAGTAAACATCAGCTCTTTCGGAATGATGAGCTTCAGGCCTTGGACAGCGATCTTCAGGCCGCGCTCGTCCGTGAACGCCGCGATGTCGATCAAAGCCTGCTCAAGCGAGGTCTCAGACAGGTCCGCAGCAACGGTCAGCTCGTTCTTCAGATCAGGACCGCCCAGCGTCGGGTGATCCAGAGCGCAAAGAGGCTTGCCGTCACCGCCGATCGAGGTGTCAAACGCGCCATTCAGCACGGAAGCCGCCTTGATCTGCTTGGTCTGCGCCATCGAACGGGCCAGCGCCTTGGTGTAACGCGCCGATAGACGGTCGTAGAGGTTGTCCTCCACGGCTTCTTCGGTCAGCGAAAACGCCAGAGCGATGGTTTCGTGCGTGTAGCGAGCCGTGTAGACCTCTTGCGCCTGATCGTATGCAACGCCAGCGCCTTCAGTCTTTACCGGGGCCTCACCAAAGCCCGATTCCATGACCTCTTCCTCGAACGCACGGTCAGAGGTTTCGATCGAATAGATCTCGGTGTGTTCCTGCTCGTAGTTTTTGTACTCCAAGCCGAACAGAGCATTGAGACCGGGCTCAAGCTCTTTCACCAGTTGTGCACGTGAAATTGCCATGATTAAGCTCCTTGACCGGCAACACCAGCACTACCGTACAGGTGCTCGTTGATCTTGACAACAACAACCGCATTGGTGCCGAAGGTGTTGCCGGGCACGTCCCACAGGCCAACGATCTTCAGGTTCAATGCAGCCGTTTTTGCAATGGTGGACGAGTCCAGTTCCATCGTCGAAACGCCCGTGGTGGTGCTTCCGCCGGTGCCCACAACATCGGCGTTAAAGCCGACTTGAGTCTGCGCAACCGACTCATCCACCTGAATGATAAAGAGCTGGTTGGGATCATCGATCACGTCGGCATAAATCTTGCCCTGCGTGATGTTTACCGAACCGGGATAGAAGTTCTTCCAAGTCGGCTTGCCGGTGGTCGGGTCGATGTAGTTGCAACCATTGAACACACCTATCGCAGCGGTGTGGGTCGCAGGCGCAAACTTGACGAGGTAACCGTCAAAAACGGTGACCAAGTCGCCTTGGTAAATCGCCCCGGACTGGTTGTCGGCAATCTCGTATCCGTACTGCTTTTGACCGCCAGTGGCGGACAGATTGCCGAGGGCACGCAGACCAAAGGGCTTGTCAACATTAGCCATTTGATGGTTCCTTCAAAAGGGTTACTGGTCTTTCGACCCGCCAAATGATACGCGAGACCTGCGGGTCGGGCGTTCGATGACCATGCTTGAGTGCGCATTGGCCTTCAACAGCTCGTTGTCCGCAGCTTGAAGCTGATCTCCCGCTCGTTGTCGGTAATGCGCATTTCGCTCTTCGACCGTCTCTTCCGGGATACGTGCAAGAAGTAGCGAACCCACGCTGATCACGCCAGCATGTTTGCCATCTTCTGGACTGGATGAGTGGTAGTCGGGGTATTCATCGGCACGCACAAGCTCGTAGCCTTCACGAAGACGACCAGCGATGTTTGTACGGTCTTGAACTCCACCGGCTTCTGCTCGAATCCAGCGATGTTTGTATCCAGGGGGCGCTTCGGGAGCATCAAGTCGCGAAGGTGCCTGCCATGGACGACGCCGCGTAATCTTCGCACGCAATTCAGCATCGCGCGAAGTACGATTCAAAGCCGGACCGGCTCCGATAGTGGGTTTAGCATCACTCATGATCACTCCTTCACGTACTTGGCATATTCCTCAAGCGGAACACCCAGTTTTTTGGCAATGGCCACCTGACTCGGAGTCAGTCGGACCGTGCGGCGTGCAGCTTGGTTAACACCAGATGATCTGGAAGCGGGTGCGACCGGCTGCACGTTACGCGTCGACCCGTTTTGCGTATTAGAGAACTTTCGTGGAAAGGCGTCTCGAATACGTTTGTCCAACTCATGATAATACTCGTCTGAGCTGGCGTCAAACCCCTCCGCTTCAATCAGTTGACGATGTATGCCCCACGCAGCATGCGTCATGGCCGTGTCTCGACCATACCAAGTGTTGCGCTCGGCCCACTCCTCTACCTTTGGATCAACCTGCCGCTGTTGAACGGGCTGCTGGGGCTGCTGAGGCTGTTGCTGCTGTTGCTGCTGTTGCTGCTGGGCCGCGAAACTTTCCGCGTAAGCCTGACGCTGCGCGTCTTGCGACCGAACATGCGCCTGCTCCAAAGCCAGTGACGTCAACCGCTGCTGTGCCTCGGTCTCAGTATCGATGTCGCCTTCTTCACGCGCTTTTTTGATGATCTGCTTCAGCGCCATCAACTGCGTCTCAATACGGCCCGTCGCCTCGGCCACACGCGCCTGATCCGTGCTCAGATACTGCTGTTCGATCTGCTGCGAGCGCGCCTGAACGCTTCGTGCATACTCCAGAGCAGCCTGTTCACGACGCTGCGTCTCCCGCAGCCGCGCGGTCAGCTTGTCGATCCGCTTTTTAACATTTTCGCTGTATTGATCCAGCTCGCCTCGGTCTGCCGAATCACCTTGATCGCTGCCGGTGGCAACAACCTCCGGCGGCTGAGGCTTTCCCAAAAGCTCGGACTTGCCGTCCTCGCTGAGTTGAACCGTTGCCGGCTCTTCATCTTCTCCAATCTTGAACTCCAACTGCTCCGTATTCATACCGCTCTCCTTTACATGTGCAAAACGTCTTCAGGATCACTGACCACGCCCAGAACCTCGTCGTCATTGATGAGCCGGATCTCACCGCCGTCGATGGGGATGCGCGCCCCGGCGTAGCGACCAAAAATGATCCAATCCCCTTCCTTGCACCACGCGCCAGTTGGGAATTTAGACTCATCAGCGTATGCCAAACTCCCTACCTTCAATACGTAGCCACAAACCGTCGCAAGATTGGATTTGCGCTGAGTCTCCTCAGCCAAAACAATCCCGCCCTTGGTTTTTTCGGCCCCGCGATAGGGAAGAATGGCAATCCGCCAGCCCGTAGGCGTTGGGACACGATCCAGAACGGCTTCATGAAGCTTGTCAGGGTCAAAACCCGACTCGGTATACGAGTCTTCAAGCCTAGGCCCCGTGCTTTCAGCTTCGTCGCGCCACTTGCGCTCTAATGCCGTCAGGTTGTCACTTTCTACAGTCTCGGTCGCGCTCATTGTCACCCCTTAGTCAAGTAAATCGTCGTCCGTGTGCTTCTTCAAGAGCGCTTTCACGGAATCTTCGACCATTTTCAAGCCTTCAAGGCGGCCCATCATGAAGCGATAACGCTCCATGTCAGTAATCGTGCCGTTCAACACGATCTGCTCTGACTGATGCTGTAGCTTTCTGACTTCCTTGAGAATTGCTTCTGCAAACTCGAGCATGGTGATTCCATGAAAGCAGCCGGTTTACCGCACCGGCTGATAGCGGTACTACAAGTCGCTCAGTATATGCGAACTGGGCGATTGCCATCCTTCTTTTTCACAATCTGCACAGCCTTTTGGACCCCTTTGGGCGTCGACACCATCGTGCCGCCCTTAGCCATCTTCTTTGCCTTGCCCGCTTTCTCGTAGGCGATCGCCGCAGCCTGCTTAGTTGCAGCGCTCACGCTCTTGGGCTTACTCGTTCCGATCTTGCCCGACTCTTTGTACGAACGAACCATCTCGCCGATGTTGGAGCTGATGGTCTTTTGACTCGACCCACGTTTAAGCGGCATTTGGAACCCCTTTAGGCTGCATCGTCTTGATTTCCTGCAAACGCAGGCGCTGTTGGTTGAGCTGATTGTTCTGCTGAAGCTTCTGTTGGTCAAGACCAAGCTTTTGCTGATCGATTTGAATGCGCTGTTGATCAGCTTGAGCGCGTTGTTGGATCTCCAGCCGCTTCAATTCGACCAGCGGATCCTCTCCGCCCTCGCCTGAAAGCTTTCCTTGCAAGTCCTTCATCTCCTGCATGTAGGTTGCAACCTTAATCGCCACCATGCCTTCCTTCTGGATTGCAGAAACAATCCTATCCGGGTCCGTCCCGTACATCTTGAATAGATCCGCTTCAACATCCTCTTCCGCTTTGAGCCGAATGTGATCCAGCACGTGCTTTTGCAGCTCAATTGCAGCCATCGGATTGGCCTGAAGCATCGGTGACATGCCCATCATCAGATGCGCTGCGATGTGCGCGTCATGTTGCTGTCCAGCAAAGGCTTTCAACTTCATCCCATTCAACACATCACTGTTCTCGGATGCCGGATCGCGGGGCATGTTCGTGTTTTGCGGCAACAAAATGCCGTCAATGTCACGAATGTTGAGCGCCGCATACATCCGATAGTACGCCTCGTACATGTTGTGCATGTTCGGGGCGCTCTGGGCAAGCTGAAGCTGCATTTGCGCGAGCTGAATGCGCTGTGCAGTGCTAAAAATGTTGGGGTCAGCGACCGGAAGCACCGACACCATGTTGCTGAAGTCCGCCTTTTTGATCCGGCGGCTTGCTCCAGGCACGTCATACGGGTACTCGTCGGGCAAATAATGCGCAAAGCCCTCAAAAAGCAGCTTGAACTCGAGCGTTTGCGCGTAATGCAGGCGCTTGTGGATGCTCGACATCACCATCGAGCCCCGTTCCAAGAGCGCCAGCGTCGTTCCGACCTGCGCATACTGGTTTCCGTCGCCTACTTGCATGTCGGCCGTGCTCGACAACCGCTTTCCAGCGTCCACCAAGAAGCCCAACAGCGCAAAAAGAACCTGACTAGGCTCTTTGTACGGCAACGGCATGAGCGAAGCCGTCAATTCAGCCCCGCCCGCATCAATATCGCGCCACTCTCCAGGCTGAATCGGGTCAGAATCGTCCGCGATCCGTGCACCTTTTGCCTTAAATCCTGCCGGAAGGTTCGCCAACGTGCCCGCATCGATCAACTGACGCATCGCACTGGTCGCCGCCTTTGACAAACCACCGATCAAGTGCACAAAACCAAGGCCATAGGCCCCCGGCCCCTCGACCAAGACGTAGTGTACGAAGTAGTTCCGACGGTTTTTCTGCTCATCCTCCTCCCGCCAGTTCCTACGGATGCCCACAACCTGATTCGTGTCCTCGGCCAACGTCACCACATAGGGCAACTTCACCCCCGTCGGGCTGCCCTCCTCGTCCCTGTCCTCAAATCCGGGGATGTCCAAGTCCACCAACTGCTCAAGCAGGAACACCTCCCCAATATCATCCGTCGGCTGAATCCCCACCACCTTGTCGGTGGCCGCCTGAATGGGGCTCGGATCCGCCGGCGTCGCCGACGTGTCGATCGGAATGTCCAAATACTCGCCCGCAAGCACCCGTTTCTTGAACTCGTTTGAGTCCATCGCGATGCGATGCGTCAGTCGCGGGCACTGGGACACGACACTTGAGCCGTTGTACGGGATGTAGACGTCATCGGCCAAGCACAGCTTGGACACCATGCGCTTCAATTGATGGTCGTAGTAGACCTTCTTGAACGTCGAGCCGCCGTAGCCCGTGTAAAACAAGAGCTGGTCGAACTCCGGCGTGTACTCTTCCATCACGGTTGTGATCTGGTAGTTCATGAAGTCCTGCACGCGACCCGCCTGCTGGTACTTCTCTACCGTCTCTTTGCCCATGATTTGCGTGCGCACGGGGCCGCCGGCCGGCATCAGCTCTTTGAGCGCTTGCGCCTGGAACTGGATGATCGACTCCATCAGCATGGGGTGCGCCACGCCCGCCGCGCCACGGAAAGGCTTGGTGCGCTCTTCCATCCTCAAGCCAAGAAGATCAAGGCCCTTGGCGAACATGTTCTCCCAGTCTGACCGCGAACCCTTGTCCGCCTCGAACATCGCCGACACGTCAATCGAAACCTTGGCCAAGACCTCCGGCTCAATCACACCCGCGAGGTTGGCATAGAAGTCCACCTCTTCGGCTTCGTCACTGCCGATTGCAACCGTGGCACCGCCGTCTTCGTCGATCTCGATTTCAATCTCAACCGGCGCATCGTTCAGCGCAATGATGCCCATGGACGGGGCAGGATTTACAGCTTTGTCAATCGGCATGATGGTTCCTCGGCGTTACCTAAAACGCGCAGTTTTCTTGGCAATGGTCTTGGGCTGCTTGACGAACTGCTTGCCCGCAGCCTTGCCAGCCCGCTTGGCCCGCGTCGTGGCCGCATACTCCTGCGGAGACAGAGACTGAATGGCAGCCTCCGGCAGATAACGCTCACCCGTCTTGCTCGACGGCTTCCCGGACTTGGTCCGCCACTTCTGACTCGTCCAGTCCTTCAACGACTGCTGCGGCGCTTTCAATCTTTATACCCCCCGCCCTTGGCCTTGTACTGCTTCGCCAAAAGCTGCGCTTTCCTCGCGGACCACTGGCCTGCGGCCGTGCCCTGCGTTGCCGAGGCTTTGATCCTGCTGAACAACGCCTTCCGCATGCCGGGCTTCGTGTAGTTGCCTGCCTGGTTCACGCGGCTCTTACCTGCTTTGGTGCTCTTGGTTGCCATGGCTGTGCCCTCGCTCACGCGGCCTTCAGTTTAGCAAGCTGGCCCTTGGC